CCTATAGATCCTCTATATATGTATACCGCAATAGAGGCCTATTTTTAGGCATATCTTCTATAGCTAAAGAAAACCCCTGCCGCCATACGACGGCAGGGGGCCCTGGCACCCGGGCAGGGGTAACGCCTACCGGGTACCCGGTGAGGAATTACTTCTTGCCTGCCTTTCGAGCAGGCTCTCCGGCGAGAACAGCGTCTCGCTCGTCCGCTGTCGCAACTTCGACACTGACATTCCCCTCGGTAATAACGTAGGGCTTCTGTGCCGGATCGGGCGTACGAACGTTGTCCTCCGCCTTGGTCTTCGCCTTGGTCTCCGCCTTGGTCTCCGCCTTGGCGATGTGTCCACGCTGGACGCCAGCGATCAGGCCGATCGCCACGAGGGCGCTAACGCCTGCCCCCAGAATGAACAGCACCTGGCTGTAGCTGATGCTATTCGCCTGCGCAGCATTGGCCTGCTGCGTCGCATGCGCAGCAGACTCGTCCAGGGCCCAGGAGATCGGATTCCACCACGTTTCGCCGGTCTCCGCAATCGCAGCAACCGGGGCCGGAGTGCCGATGACGAACTGGCCGACGAGGGCCAGGCCGACGATCAGCATGAAAGGGACGACCACGTACATACCGACGTTCTTCAAAAGGTTCATTTGTTTCCTCTTTCAGGGGTCTATATTGTTACGGCATTCCAACAACATAGTTGGAATACCTATAAACCCTCTATTTATATATACCCCAAAACAGGCCTACCTTTAGCCCTATAAGGCCAATTGCAGCCTGCAAGTATATATAACGCAAAAAAGGGGTATTTTTAGGCCCTATTTAGGGGATCTTTATTAGCTAAAAAAAGATTGGTTGTGTATAACCAATCTTCTTTTGGCTGTTTGCGGGTAGCCACCCTTACCCATTTCGGGATACCTGCCACGGGGTACCGTTCCCGTACCGGTGGGATTCCGGTGTTCCTTCAAAATTTTTGTCACCTACCCCATAGGCAGATCTAGGGTAGTAGGAAAGGGCCCAACGCATCAACAGGATGCATTTACCTTTCTGGGCTTGTTGAAGACCTACAAGGCCTCTAAGTATATATACCTCAAAACAGGCCTATTTTTAGCCCTTAAACCCACTCTTTTAGGTACCTATCCGCAGGCTCCTCCAATAGGACCCATCCAGTCATGGGAACCTTTATGGACATGCCTTTAGGAGTAATTAACTGGCCTCTACTTAACCTCCATCCTCCAGGAATGCATGCATTTATGGCTATTGTCGTAGTGATAGTATTCCAGCCTGCATAGTTTATACGGAACTCCTGCTCTCCGTTCGGTTTACTTATTCTTGACACTATGTGGTTATCATGCAGCATCGCAGTAATAATTGTATTTCCTGTAGTGGAGTCGGTATATACTTGTACTCCTCGATTATCTTTCTTTGAGCGATACTCGTCTCCGTTTATGAAGTGAGAACGAAGCTTTCGATTCCTGCAGTTCATGTTTATGTCCTCGTCTATTGACAAACAACCCGGATTGCTCCGGGTTGAAGGTTCTTTTGATTGTATTGGTTATTGCGGAGGAGGCGCTGGCTGCCGCAACTGATCTTTGCCTTGGTTCTCGGCTTGCTGAGTGATCTGATCCAGCATGCTCTTGACCACGGCATGCATATTGGGATCCTGACCCTTGATCTGATCCAGGATCTGCCTGCGTTGCGGAGAACCCAAGGGGGCAGTTGCCATGATCTCATTGACTCTGGCCTGAGCATCGGCAAAGAAGCTGTCCAGATCTTTGCTTGGACCTGCTGCCATGGGGCCGGCAACTCCATTGATTGGCATTGGCGGAGCTCCGGGAGCACCTCCAAGGCTTGGACCTCCAGGTATGGCCCCTGCTCCCATAGGAGCACCGGGACCTGCGATCATTGCACCTGGAGGAGCCGACATAATCTGCTCGTTCTCCTCCGCCTTGCGCATCTTGTCCATGTACTCCTTCTCGGAGCGCATCTTGAATTCCTGCTCGGACTGGCGCTTCTTGAAGGTATCCTTCCAGTCGAGACCAAAGAGCGTAAGTACATCCTGCTCTGCGGCCACACCCTGCATCATCATCTGCAACATGAGCATACGGCGCTCGATGTCGTCCGCATGGGTAGGTCTGGTGAGAGCTACTTCGCACGGAATCCAGTTGAGGATAGCGCTGATGCGATCTACCAGCCACGTAAGCGTAGTCTGTAGCCCGTGCAGGAAGTGAGTTTCTCCTGCTTCGAATAGTCTTGCAGCAAACGGAGCAGCCTGAGCACTTAGAGTCTTTCTATACAGCTCGACCGGCACTCCTAGCCCGTTGAGGAAGTCGGCCTGGGCTTGTTCCAGCAGCTCTGGAACTACAAATGCCTTGCCCTCTCCTCCCAGCAGCTGATAGTTGACCGGGAGCGGCATCCACTGCCAGCCAGTTGGATCTTTTCTGGCTCGTTCTACTGAACGCATTACCTGTTGGCCGAAGCTTCCTATGTTGACGGACTTCATGAAGTCCCCGCCAACACCTACGGAAGCAGGCGTAACCATTCTAATTGGAAGCATGTGATCCAATGCGATGCTTTCGTTGTTTCTCTTCAGGATCTGCGCAAGATAGGCATCACGGAATCCTGCGATGACAGGAGGCAGCCCCCAATTGCCCATCTTGATGTCGCTGAGATTGCCCAACGAGAAGTGGTGCACCATGTTATCGCTGAATTGAAACAACGTTCCTGAACGCACAGATTGCACTAGGCCCCAAGGTACGCTCTCCAGGTACTTCTTGTTTCCTGCCTGTATCTGCTGTACGTCTTGCGGAGGCACTTCGTAGAAATAGTCTGGCTTTCCGCCGTACTGGTGAGCTACAATGCGCATCTGCTTGATTGGCCAGCGCTTGATGTAGATCTCGTTCTCCTGTAGCGTAGGCCGATCGTCCGGATTCATGCAGCTGCTGTTCTTGCCGCAGCTTGGGCACTGGAAATTAAACCCGTGGTTGATGGTAAACTTGTAATCCAGGGTTTGAATCGGTCTGCTGGCACCGCAACTATTGCAAGTAAGGAATCTCTTGAAAGGCGCCAGGACGGATACGCAGCTGTTTCCGTAGACCTTTACGTCTCGGCCTATCATGAACAGCAACGTCTTCAAGTCCAGTTTTTCAACTAAAAACTTCTTGTACTGATTGGCCTTTTCCTCGTCATCCGAAACAATGTTTATGTCCGTGCCTGTGAAGTAGCTGACCACATACTCTACAGCTTGCGCAAAAGTACGGTTGCTGTAGTACATGGTTTCCGCAATCTCAAATGCCTCGTTTAGATTGGTAGGCAGGTGCAGAGATGCGTAGTCCAAAAACGGGCTAGGAGCATGCTCGGCATGCGCTAGCTGCCTTCTTCCAGACATTTGAACGGACGACGACGAAAAATCAGGCATTACTGTTCATCCTCTGAGTCCATGACCTTCATCAATAGACTGCGGCCGAATTCATTGCCACCCAGTACCGCCCAGTCATGGGCATTTAGCCCGTCTTCATCCTCTACGTTAGGATCTAGTTTGGGGTTGGCGATGATGAAGAAGGATACCAGGTAGTTAATGATGCTGGGGTCGCCAAGGTACGCAGCCATCATAAGAAGAGTGCGACCCCTCTTATCCCGCAACTCAATTAGCTTTGGAAACTTATCCAACAAGGCATTGACCATCGGTAGATCGCTGTTCATCACAGATACTACCAATACCGGAATTGCCTCTTGAATGTTATTTACTATCTTCATTAGCAGCTCCTTTTTGCTTTGCCTTACAATTACAGCGACAAGTGGGAGTACATGCTCTGACTTTTTCAAAAACTTCGTCAGAGGCAGTTTTCACTGGTTGCGCTTCGGTCTCGCGCTCCACAACGCCTTTTTTGATGAATTCGGATTCTGACATAGTATTTAAAGAAAGTTATTTGAGATTTTAAACAAACGATTTAATTTATGCGGTAGATTTTTTAGCGTCTAATGTTGTTTTAATTAAGCACTCTAAAGACTACCACATACTTTTTCTGAACTCTATCGTAGAGCTCTATGTTCAGGATCTGGCATAGCAGCTCTTCGCCTTCGACAATACACTTGAACTCAGGCACGGATATTCTACCATCTTGTTGTAGTTCCGCGACGGGTGGAGTCCACGGCGGTCTACTCGTTTGAGGGTCTAAAGGCATTTCCAGCATTAGCCATTTCTGCCCGCCTCTGGCTAAATTTGCAGGTTGATAAATAACATTTAAACAGTTAAGTACCAGCTTAGCCCCATACCAATCGAGCTCGACTACTTTTACTGCAGCCGTTTGAGGGGTAAAAGAAAGGCCTTGGGGGGCAGGTTGCCCCCCAAGGTCCTTCTTAGGATGTTCCGTCTTAGCAGGCTCCTGTCGTACTGCAGGCTCAATAGACGTCTCAGGGTCTGTTTGAGCAGGCACCTTCGCTCCATTTACTAGCACTGGGCTTAAACCCAAAGGCTTTTTAAAGTCTCGACTTTCAGAGGAAGGAGGAACAGGAATGTTGGCAACTGCAGCCCAGCCATCACTATTATTAGTTACTTGGTTTGCCTGCTTAGGCGCACCTGGACCCTTAGCCACTTTTAGGCCTAGGGGTTTACTAGTATTAGGTCTGGGGGAGTTGCTGCTCATTGACGGTCAGATGGTTATGCAATCTTCTGCGGTGTCGTTAATGGCAGTTTCCAGATCGTCCGGATCTATAGCTGCCAAGTCCTTGCTGCTGGAGCTAATCGAATCCTGAGAGATGCCGTACTTAGCCAACATCTTACCCACTGTTTGATTAGCTGCATCCAACGGTAGGCAGCATACGACATTTCTGCTCATTTGCAACTGAATCTTGTCCAGGCTGTCCTTCAAAGACTCTTCATTCTGAGACACCGGACCAAGGACTTTTTCCAAGTCTTCTAGAGAAATTAGCCCAACACTGTACAGTAGCAGCAACGCTTGCTCAGGTCTACGATCCGACAAGAAGTTAGACGACATCTCGATATAGATCGTCTTTTCATTGGCGTGCAAAGTTCCATTAACTGGTACGAATTTTTGGAACGTTCCTGATTCATCAAATGTCGGTAATACTCCGAGGGCCAATGCTGCTTTTACCGGAAACATTTCTGGACTTAGGCGCTTGTGAGAATACCGAGTAGTCGGCCACTCGAAGTCGTTAAGCATGGAGCAGTAGTGTCCGAACATCGAGCTATGAGGCTGTAGCGTCTGCTTTAGATTGACGAAGAAGTGCTCCAGTAGTTTTCTGCAGGTCTCCAGGCTGCGGATATTCTGGAATATAGGCAGATTGAGCATCAGCTGATCTCTGTTTCTACCTCCGTCCTTGCTCATCAACGCAGCCATGGTGTGGTGTGCCATGGCTACAGGAGATTCCTGGCAGGAGAACCAGTGGTGATCCAAAGTATACGGCCACTTGCTGTTCTTGCTGGGCTTGCGCCATTTGATCGTGCAGTTCTCGTCCACTGGCTGCATGGTGCGGACGATGCCGTAACTCAGTCTGTTGCCGAGATTTCTTTGAGCCCAATGACTTTTTTCACTCGTCTGAAAGTACTGAAATACTTCGGCATACACGGCGGTCATCTGATTACGCTTGTCGACAACCCTGGCGTGTAGAGAATATTCCTGAGCTGTGAGGTGGTCCAGGAAGGCTCGGTCGTCGGCAAACTCCAAATACTTGAAGGCCAGGCACTTAACGGCTTCCTCCGCCTTGCACTTGAAGCCACGAGAGCTCCAGTTGTAGTCCTGCTCGAACGCCTTGTTGTTGGCCCTGAGCGTCTTGAGCATCTTCAGGCTTTGGGCAGAGAGCCGTACGCCTGCCTGCTTCAAATCTTCAGCGCCAAGGATAATCCGAATCTGATTGTCTCCAAGACTGAGAGTATTGGCAACCTTGGCCTTGACGAAGCCCAGTACGCCTCCGCCTTGATTAAGCCCCATCACCAAAGGCACATGCAGCAGGTTGCCCAGGAAGAAAGGCTCTGGCTGCGCATAAAAGTTCTTTGGTATGACTGTGCCGCTGTTTGAGGCATTTTGATTGAATAGGCGAACGTCTACAAAGTTCTGTTCGAGAGTTATGTAGTACTTCATGCAAATTCAGGGCGGAGGCAAACCACTCGCCTCCGCCCTGCTCCTGTCAGGGGTTGTTGATGCGAATGGTTTTGCCGTAAGGCGCCTTGACGTCACTGTTGATTACCCAGATGACATCAAAGCCAGGGTCTGACCCAAATTCA